TGGTTCTGTCGTTATTCAACAAGCACTAGACGGTGACTTTAAGGCTGCTGAACTGTTCCTACGTTCTAAAGGTGGTTGGTCACCTACACAAACTATCAATGAAACAGAGTTGACTGATGACCCTGATACCGACGAATCAGCTATCGACTCCCTAATGACATTACTCGGCAAATCTAATGGCACAACCTCAAGCGAAGATAACAGCTAGTATATTACGTGACCTTCCTGATGAGGAAGTCGCAAAGCTGTTAAGAGAGCTAGGGCCAAAGAAAGCTGCAGAGCTACAACATGACTGGGGTTTCTGGGCTAGACCTGAACAACTAGAACCTGATGGGGACTGGAATACATGGGTGGCTCTTGCTGGTCGTGGTTGGGGAAAGACTAGGGCTGGTGCTGAGTGGGTAAGACACAGAATTAGATCTGGTGATAAGATTGTTCATTGTGTCGCACCAACTAAAGGTGATGTTAGACGTGTTATGGTTGAAGGCGATAGTGGCCTCCTTAACGTCTGCTGGGAAGGTGATGAAACATATCGTGGTAAGCACATAGGCTACCCTGTATGGTCACCAACTAATAACAGCCTTACATGGGAAAATGGTGCTAAGGCTGTCTTTTTCTCTGCTGAAGATCCAGAACGTCTTCGTGGTCCACAGGCTTACAGTGCATGGTGTGACGAGCTTTGTGCTTGGCGTAATGCTCAAGACACTTGGGACATGATGATGTTTGGTCTACGTCTTGGTAAGCACCCTAAAGTGTTTGTTACAACTACACCAAAGACAACTAAACTTATTCGTAACATCCTAAATGATGAAAAGACTGTCGTCAGTAAAGGTAGTACATATGATAATGCTGCTAACTTGGCTGATACTTTCTTGGATGCTGTACGAAAGACATATGAAGGGACCAGATTAGGTCGTCAAGAACTTTACGCTGAGATCCTAGACGAAGCCTCTGGTGCTTTGTGGAATAGGGGTCTTTTAGCTAAATGTGAAATAGACAAAGATCAAGTTCCAACCCTTAATCGTGTTGTCGTTGCTATTGACCCTGCGGTCACAGCTAATGCTGAAAGTGACATGACAGGTATTATCGTAGCTGGGATTGACGTTAACGGAACAGCCTACGTGTTGGAAGACCACACAGGGCAATATACACCACAACAGTGGGCATCAAAGGCCGTACAGTTATACAGAGATCATATGGCTGATCGTATTGTAGCTGAACGTAACCAAGGTGGTGATATGGTACGCCACACTTTGCACACTGAAGATGAAACACTACCTGTAAAGCTCGTACACGCTTCCAGAGGGAAGATGGCACGGGCTGAACCTGTATCTGCTTTATACGAACAAGGTAAAGTAAAGCATGTACGTGGTTTGAATGAATTAGAAGATCAGATGGTACAGTGGGAACCATTAGGGTCCATAGGCTCCCCAGACCGTCTTGATGCTTTAGTTTGGGCAATAACGGACCTATCACTTAACGGTTATGCTAAACCACAACTCAAATTAGCTTACAGCTCTGCGAAAGGGCTTTTATAATTTCCACAACAAAAAGATAAAAACAATGGTAAAGAAGCTCTCAGAGACAGAAGCCAAGCAGATATTAGGTATTGCTGGTGATAACACCCATAATGGTCAGATACGTGCTGACGAGTTCCTGCCAGAGTTACGTGGAAAGAAAGCTATTCGTAAGTACCGTGAAATGCGGGACAACGACAGTACGATTGGTGCTGTCATGTATGCTACAGAGCAAGTGCTACGTGATGTAGACATTAAGGTAAGACCAGCTAACGACACCCCTGCAGCCAAACGTGAAGCTGAGTTTGTAGAATCTATCTTTCAAGATATGGATCACAGCCTTGATGACCACGTAGCTGAAGCCTTGTCGTCACTGACATACGGCTTTGCTTGGTTTGAGGTGGTTTACAAGCGGCGTAATGGCCCAACTAACCGTTCTGACAAAGCCCGTTCAAGATATAATGATGGACGTATTGGTGTCCGTAAGATTGCATCTCGTGCGCCTTGGACTATCTCTAAATTTGATATAGACCAACAAACAGGTGATGTACTGGGGATCTTCCAAGAAGGTTCTGGATATAACAACACAAACTATATCCCATCTCGTAAATCTTTATATTATCGTACCACATCAATTAATAATGACCCTGCTGGACGTTCTATCCTACGTAATGCATACACGTCATATGAATATTTAAATAACCTACAAAGCATAGAGGCTATTGCAGTTGAACGTGAATTGGCAGGTATTCCTGTTGCCCGTATTCCTGCTGAGTATTTATCTCCTGATGCCTCTGCAGCCCAAGCTGGTTTCGTTGGTACACTACAGCAAATCCTTCGTGACGTTAAATTTAACGAACAGGGATATATTGTACTACCTTCCGACACCTATCCCGATAAAGATGGAAGTCCTACCAATCAACGACTGGTAGATGTAGAGTTGATGTCGTCTAATGGGACACGGAACATCGACATTGACCCGATTGTTCGTCGTTATCAGCATGACATTGCTCGGTCTGTATTATCTGAGTTCTTGATGCTTGGTGGCGGTAACACAGGGTCTTATGCCCTATCAAAGTCTAAGACTGACTTATTCCTTCGTGCATTGGAAAGTTACATTCAAGCTATTGTAGACGTACTAAACAAGCAGCTTGTAGAACGTCTATGGGAATTGAATGGCTTGGATTATAATTTAATGCCAACTATTGTTGCTGGTGATGTAGCTCCACACGACTTACGTGAAATCGCAGCCTTCCTACGCAACTTGAATGGTGCAAATATTGATGTCTCTTCACATCCAGAAGTTATCCAAGATTTGATGGACATTGCAGAACTTAACTACGACCCAGACGTGGGTTTAAATCAACAACCTCTAGAGGAAGAATAAAAAATGGCAACTTTAAATGATCGTATATTTGACAACGGATTATCCGTACTGGATTTGGAAGCAAATGCAATCTACGTGACTTCGCAAGAAGCAACTACATACGCTAACGCAACATCTACATACGCATTGGGCAACTCTACATCCTTATCCATTGGCGCACCACAAGACCGTTCTGGTGGTGGTCGTGAAGTAGTTGTAGGTGCAATCACAGACGGTTCAGTAACTGGTACTGGCACTGTGACACACTATGCTATTGTCGATACATCAAATTCTCGTTTGTTGGCAACTGGTGCTTTGGCAGCTTCTCAGTCTGTTACTTCAGGCAACACATTCACTCTGTCTTCAGTTACTATCGGTATCCCAGATCCTGCATAATAACAAAATACTGAATCTAGAGTAAGGGTATAGAGAATGGTAAAGTTAGTCAATCGTGCTAAGATGACAACAGCCACAACTGGCACTGGTACTATCACATTAGGTAGTGCTGTTAGTGGATTCCAGACGTTTGCAGCGGCTGGGGTTTCTAATGGTAATGTTGTACGCTATACGATTGAAGATGGGTCCAACTGGGAAGTTGGCTCTGGTACTTACAATTCTGGCACTCTTACTCGTTCAGTAGACGAAAGCTCTAATGCTGGGTCAGCTATTAGCTTATCTGGCAATGCTACCGTCTTTATTACTGCATCTGATGCTGACATCCAGCAGCCACCATCTGAAGGTGCGTTTGTTGATGGCGATAAGACAAAGTTAGACGGCATTGAGGCTGGCGCAACGGCATATACCAACAGCGATGTTGATACACACCTAAACACAGGCACAGCATCGTCTGGCGAGGTTCTGTCATGGACTGGCTCTGACTATGACTGGGTGACTGTAAGCGGTGGTGCGTCTGACATTAATGGGCTGTCTGACGGTTATGCTGATGCAACATCTCTAGGTCTAGGTTCTGGCGCTTTAGCCAATGATGATGGGACAACAAACTATAATACTGCAGTAGGGATCAATGCGGCGGATGAAATTACAAGCGGTGCATCAAATACGGCTATTGGTGGCGATGCGCTAGGACGTAACGTAACAGGGTCTTACAATACTGCGGTTGGAGGTGCGTCTGCCGCTAACATTAGGGGCAGTTATAACATTGGTGTTGGGTATAATGCGTTAAATGGCAACTATTCGACATCAACTGGTTCTCATAATATTGGGCTTGGATATTTGAGTGGTCTCCAGATTACCACGGGTAATAACAATACGTTTATTTCTCAAAGCGCAGGCACATTCGTAACAACGGGAAGTTATAATTTTTTAGGCGGCTATGCGGCTGGCACTAGCATCAGTACGGGTTCATATAATATTGGACTGGGTATGTCTGCATTGGCGGTATCAACCACAACAAATTATAATGTTGCTATCGGATACTACGCTATGGGGAGCGGTGTTGCTACGTCCGCCATTGGGAAAAACGTAGTTATCGGGCATCAGGCTGGCTATAACATTACTGGCGGAAATTTAAACACTGCACTAGGTGCAAATGCGGGGGATGTTATCACTACTGGGACTAATAATTTGGTCTTAGGGGCAAACGCAGACCCTTCGTCCGCCACGGTATCAAACGAGATCACACTTGGCGATGAAAACATCACACGTTTCCGCATTCCTGCGCTACAAGCTGCGGCATCTGATGGTGACGTGATGACATATGATGCCACAAGTGGTATTATTAAATTACAAGCCCCATCTGGTGGGGGTGGCGGCGGTATAACAACTGGGAAAGCCGTGGCTATGGCTATGATTTTTGGATAGGATAGGAAAATGGCAGCACCAAATATAGCAGCTTTAACAAGCATTACAGGCAAGACTGTCGGTTTTGCTGCGGGAACAGGGGCAAGCACTGTTATTACCTGCCCATCTGACAAAGTGCTAAAGATAAATAGCATAGTTGCTTCCAATATTGATGGAACAAATAACGCAGATGTTTCGGTGTCTTTCTATGACAGTGGTACAACCACATCTTTTAAGCTGGCCCACAATATTACTGTGCCAGCACAATCAAGTTTGGTTGTTACATCAAAAGACGCTGGGTTCTATCTTGAAGAAGGCGATCAAATTACTGCGTCTGCATCTGCCGCTGGGGACATAGAGATCGTTGTTTCTTACGACGAAATAGATGACGCATAGGGTTTAAATATGCCATTTAATTACCCGAGAAATGCAAGTCTCATTGGTGACAAAATAGACACCAGTAAGTCTGGTGTTTATAACCTGACAAGTAGCTCATTGTACCCATATGTATCAAACCCGCTTCTAGCCTTATCAGCGCAACTGTCGCTATATACAGAGGCTAGTGCGGTTTCTGATGTTGTATCTTCATTCTCTTCATCTGGTTTTGATGTCATTGCGACACCAACATATAATGCTGCGTTTGAGCAATTAGTAGGTCAAACAGGCAGTCTGTCTACAAAAGGTAAATTCCGTTATGATTTGTTTGATGAGGCAAACTCCCTTGGGCTAACGTCTAGTTTTGGCGACATTGAAGATGGACATCCGTGGATAGGTATGGCTGCATTTGCGCCTAATTACCTTGGAATGGTGATAATGGGGTACAACGAGTATGGGGCTGGCACTCAACTTAAAGAGTTGTTTTACCCAAACCAGTACAGGTCATTACAGGCTTATTATCTGGCCCCTGATCTTTCCGAGCAATCATTTACGACTGCAAATAGTACGACGATTATGTCAAATAGCCAGCAGCCAAGTGTAAATGGCTATTATAATACATCTAGATTTTCTGCTGATGATGGTGTTTTTGGGTACGCAGCAAGTGCATCGTTAAACGGTAACGGTGGAGGATACTTATCTACAACAGCAGGGCATTTTGGCATTCAAAACCCGAATTCGGGCGATGCTTCTGCCAACGATGTGTACTGGAATGGGTCAGTCACAGTTTCTACGACTTATGCAGTTTATCTGTTCATACAAAGGGTTTAAGTGATGCAGGGCAATGGCGGCATAAAAGGGTTAAAAAACACTGCATCCCTTAGCTACACTAGCGGCGTATGGGACACATTTGATAACTTTAATAGTTCAGATTGGCCCTTGGTTGAAACATATGAAGTTAGCGTATCGGGAACAACAGCCTTGGTTGGGTCAGATCTTGTATTTACAATAGATTTAGTAGGTGTTTTAGAAAGCACACTCTATTATACCATCTCATTTGTGTCTGGTTCGTCATCTAGCGGTATTTTTTCTGACAACCTGCTAAGTAATTCCATTTCTGTTTCTAATCCGACTTCCCAAATACTCCTGAGTAAATCTATTGTCGTGCAAGATAATTCCGAGGATAAGGTTGTTCAGCTTCAGTTGCGTAAAGACAGTGTATCTGGCCCTATTGTTGCAACATCTGAAGATGTAACCATCCCAAGAGCTACTTTTGCTATAGACCCAGTGCCAACGTCTATAAACGAGGGCGACACAATATCGGCAAAACTTACAGTAAATAATGTCAAAAATAGTACCGCTTTGTTTGTAACTGTGGATGCAACTACAGATGAGTTTCTTACGACTGGCATTGGCGTTTCAACTCTTTGGGAAACGAGCAATCCAACAATACAGTTTTTTACTGCAAGGGAAGATGCACGTACCGAAGGGAGCGAAAATTTTACGTTACGACTGAGGAGAGACAGCGTTTCAGGTACTACACTGGCAATATCACCTGTGTTTACTGTAAATGATACAAGTACACTTGTGAGTGTAACCCCCAACGTAACTAACGTGGACGAAGGCGGGACCGTGACATTTACTATTACAACCACGGATTTTTCGGGTACTCTTTCATATGAGCTTTCATATACTGGCGGCGTAAGCCAAGGTGATTTTGTTTCATCGCCAACTGGAAATGTAACTGTATCTAGCAACTCTGCTACAGTTGACATCACTGTCAAAGAGGATGCCAAAGTTGATGGGGCTGGAACTTTTGCGTTAGTTGTAAAAAACCCAAATGCAGGGAATGCTATTGTGGGGACTTCAGCGGCAGTTACTGTCAACGACACAAGTTATGTATCCAGCATTACAGCTTCCTCTACCGCAGTTAATGAGGGTGAAACTGTAACTATAACGGTCAACACCGTTGGCACATCTTCAGACCTGACTTTGTATTATCAGGCTAGGTTAATCAGTGGCACAGCTTTGCGCCAAGAAGATTTTACAGATGGTTTGTTGAGTGGGTCTTTCCTTCTGCAATCTAATGTCGGGACATTTCAAAAAACCTTTGCCCTCGATCTGGTGACAGAGGGTCCAGAAGAAATAGTTTTTGATATATACAATGACGCTGTAGATGGCACCCTGATAGGGACTTCACCAACAATCACTGTATCTGATACAAGCACAGGCACACCTGAGCCAACGGGTGCAGCTATAGTTTCTGGAATTGAAGCGCCTACATATGGAAACACATCAACTGGTGTTACGCAGTCTGGTTGGACAGCCGTTATAACAAACACTCAAGATGATGCAAACACTTTAATCCCATTGGGATTTAATATGACTATATATGGCGCAACATATAGTGGAGTATATGTCGGGTCAAATGACTATGTAACTTGGGGTTCTGGGCAAAACGCATACAATAATTACAACTTTACAACTTGGGGCGTTCCTAAATTACTTCACAATATGACTTCAGACAATAGTTGGCAATACCTACAGTATAAGCAATTTACTGGGTATACACGAATTAGGTTTGAAGGTAATGCAAGCACATCTGGGACTGTTGGTTCTGGAAATATTGTATGGGAGATGACCATTGTCAGCCCAGAGTTTTCCGCATCTGGGAAAACCTTGATCGAGGTTAGGACTGGAATAAACGGCAGGGGTACTGCCAGAACTCAAGGTATTGGCAATTCAGATGGAACCGTTGTGACCTCGCACGCTTCTCAGCAATACGACAGTGTGGTATATGAAGCTGTAGATGCGTCTGCATCTGACTGGACAGCGTATTTAAGCTATCATTTGGAAGGGATAGACTATGCTTAGTGGTAATAGAATGTATTCACTAAATGGCAGTGAACCAATAAAGAATTTGCCATTTAGGATCATATTATCCAGTGGCGTTTCTCGCACTGACCCATCATCCTTTACAGATGAGGAAGTTTTGGACGCTGGGTATGTGGTTGTTGATGAGAAGCCACAATATGATACAGCTACACAAAGGGTATCTTGGAATGCGGATACACTAAGCTGGGATGTAGTTGATATACCAGTTGAGGAAATGGTCGCATTAGAAAACAGGATTTTGGAAGAAAAATGGGTTGAAGTCAGAAAGACAAGAGACTTGATGATTTCCGAAATAATGTGGCGGGTGCAACGATACGAAAGTCATGTGCGGCAAGGTTTGCAGCCAGTAGATGATATTAAAGCCCTTGACGCATACATCCAATCTCTAAGGGACATAACGGAACAGGGTGACCCGACGAACATAGTTTGGCCCGTTCAACCTTAACTAAACCTTTCCGATGGAGCGTCACAATGGACGAACAACTAACATCAGAGCGCATTGCTAAACACTATAGCGCATGTCTGGATAGCGTGTATGTCATTAATGATGCCATTGCCAACCCTGACAAATACGCAGGGGATGACACTGTGATCCAACGTAACGTACAGCACCTCGAAGGCATGAAGAATGCCGATTTCTGGACAACTGAGGATATGGCCCCTATTGATGCGGCAATCGCTGCTGGTAACGCTGCCATTTCAGGGTAATAAAATATGTTAGGCTTTTCACCTTTAACATCAGCACCGTTAACAGATGACGGTCTTACAGTTTATGAATTAGGTGCTGTTGGTGTAGAAGCTGGTAGCCCATCTATTGGGCAATCCACATTTAATCAAGAACATGACCTGAGCCTAACGGGTGTCGCCACAGGTACACCTACTGTAGGCTCAAGTACTGTAGGTCAAGTACATAGCTTAATACTACAGAATGTAGTTACAGGTACACCTACTGTAGGCTCAAGTAATGTAGGTCAAGTACATAGCTTAATACTACAACCAATCCTAACAGCTAATGCCACTGTAGGCTCAAGTGCTATCAAGCAAGATCACGACATTACATTAGAGGCTATTACCACAGGTAATGTTTCTATCCCTGATGTCACTATGTCAGAAGACGAGACTTTCACAGGTAATAGTATCCTAACGGGTAACCCTGTTGTAGAGGTTTCTTCTGTCGTACAAGGCCACAACCTAACACTTGAAGCCATATCTACAGGTAACCCAACTGTTGGGGCCATATCTATGGCAGAGGAAGAAACTTTCCTCGGTGTAAATATTACAACTGGTACTGTCTTTATTGGACAACCTGACTTTGATGAAGACAATACACTTACTTCTACAAACATTACATCTGGTCAACCTTCTGTACCAGCTATCACAATGTCTGAAGAAGAGACCTTCCTTGGTCTCAGCATCGTAACTGGTCAACCTGTTGTTACAGCAAGTGCTATTGCACAGGACCAAGATCTTACAGCCACAAATATCACTTCTGGTCAGCCTGTTGTCTCTAGTGGGATCTTTAATGAGATCCACGCACTTGGTGAAGCTGAAAATATTCTAACTGGTCAGCCTGTCATTATAGACAGCACTATCAATCAAACACACATCATTACCTTAGAGGTTATTGCAGCCAACAATCCTGTCGTACCAGCCATTAATATGGCAGAGGAAGAAACTTTTGTTGGTGAAAGTGTTGTAACAGGGTCTCCTGTCGTAGGCACTAGCTCCGTAGAGCAAGAACACAGCTTAACAGCAATTTCTATTACTACAGGTCAACCTTCTGTACCATCTATTACGATGTCAGAAGACGAGACATTCTTAGGTGTTAACATCACCTCTGGTCAACCTGTCCTAGATGTATCTATCTTCTTACAAGAGCATAATGTAACTCCTGTCGGGATCACTACAGGTCAACCTTCTGTACCATCCATAGAGATGTATGAAGAAGAGACATTTATAGCTGTAGCTATCACAACAGGAACACCAATCGTTCCAGCTATCAACATGGTTGAGGATGAGACGTTCACTGGTGTTGATATTACCACTGGTTCTGTAATTGTTGAAAGCCCTTCGATTGAGCAAGAGCATCAATTAACATCTACAGATATTACTACAGAAAACTGTATTGTAGATGTAAGCTCTATTTCTCAAGTTCACGCTTTAACATCTGCAAACATCATTACAGGTCAACCTTCTGTATCATCCATAGAGATGTATGAAGATGAGACTTTTATAGCACTTAATATTATCACTGATATACCTATTGTTTCAAATACTACTTTTGAACAAGATCATATTCTCAGTGGTGAAAACCTCGTAACAGGCTATCCAGAATTTGTTGGTAACGTCTATATAGACCCATCTAAAGCTCGTGTAGTCTCTGTTACAGATAATACAGACAACTCTGTAACACTATCCTATAACTACAATGTAGCTAACGTACAAAACAGTAGTAACTCTGCACTAATAACCTACGATAATAATAAGGCAGCATGATGGCTTTTAATATTAAACAGAATGATACATCACCTTCGTTACAAGCTACACTGAAGGATGCTAATAATAATCGCATCAGTTTAGCTGGTGCATCTGTACGTTTTCATTTAAAAGCTCTTGATGGTACTATCAAGGTAGATGCTGCTATGACCATAACAAATGACACTGGTGGTGTCGTCCAATATGACTGGCAAGCTGGGGATACAGACACTGCAGGATCTTATTACGCAGAGTTTGAAGTTACTTATCTTGATGGGGCTGTAGAAACATTCCCCAACAATCAGAACTTAGCAATTTCAATTAGACCAGAGTTAAACTAATGGTACAGGGTCGTAGTGGTAACTGGACAAGGCGTACATACGAAGTCCCTGATGGTCGTCTAGTTCAAGCTGAACGTGAAATATATGCTGCAACAGGTAAAGATGTTTCAATAGACCTTAAAGCTAAGTCGCTTCTTAAGTTTGGTGAATCTGGGAATATGGTTGCCGATACTAAAGAGACTATGTGGACTGTTGGTGGTAACGAAACTTATGCTACAGATAACACTATCACACATATCTCTAGTTCATCTGCCATAGACACACAGACAGTTAAGATTGAGTGTCACACAGTTTCAGGTACAGGGCATGACGCTAAGTTTACCTTTCTCGTCCAAGAAGTTAAACTCAATGGTCAAAACAAGGTAGCTCTTCCAACACCTGTAGCTCGTACATCACATATGTACAACTCGAATGGAACACCTCTTGTTGGTCGTGTCACAGTCTACGAAGACACAACTATTGTTGATGGAGTACCTTCAGATCTAACAAAGATCCACTTAGACATTAAAGCCGGTTTCCAATCTTCTTTCAAGGCAGCAACAACCTTCTCTGACCAAGATTACTATATTCTTACTGGCGGTTTTGGTTCAGTCAGCCTTAAACAAGACGGTACTGTAGACTTCTATTTAGAGATACGTGAAGTTGGTGGTGTCTTTCGTGAAGTAGCTGCCATCAGTGCATCCTCGGGATCACCTTGGCAGATTGATCTAGACCCTGCTGTCGTTATCCCAGCTAATGCGGATGTTCGTGTGACAGGGATAGCAAACGCAAACAACATCGTAGCCTTTTCAAGTTTTAAAGGTTATCTAGCAAAAGTGATTTCCTAATGTATAAGATCCTAAAAGCTCAGTATGCTAACGACATCTTCACTACAGAAATGGAAGCCCGTTCCCGTAGTTATGATATGGGCCTTGGTGGTGCTATTCATGTAACTGACTACGAAGAACAAGCAGTCTACATGCCAGCCGAAAGTGAAGAAGCCTACCTAAACTATTATAGAGACGCTGCAGGGCTATCTACAGAGCAGGAAGAAGATTCTGAGATGGAAGATACCACAGAGCTAGAAAGCTCTTCAGTAAACCGCTTAGAGGCTCTGAGGGTTATTGTACAAGAGATTATGAAAGAAGAATTTACCAAGGCTGAATACCAAGGTGAAAAAGTAACTTTAAACAAGCCACGCCGTATTCAAGGTGGCAATAAAAAGTTTGAAGTGTTCGTTATGGATGGCGACAAAGTTAAGCGAGTTACCTTTGGTGACCCTAACATGGAAATCCGTCGGGACAATCCCAAAGCTCGTGCTAATTTCCGTAGCCGTCATTCATGTGATACTGCAACAGACAAGACATCAGCACGTTACTGGTCTTGTCGTATGTGGGAAGGAGGCACTTCTGTGTCAGAATTAACCAAATCAGTAGAGG